GGCTGCGAGCCGTTGGGCGGTCTCGACTCACTTGGTGGGGTCTTATTTCACAAATACTCTCTGGGAGACGGCCAAAGCAACCCACGACCCTAAAGACATACTTCTGACCTATGTCGATGACCCCCTGAAGTCGGCGGGGGGCGAACCGAGACTCGATGTAGAAGGCGCCATCACTGGGGACCCCGGTCGAAGTTACTGGTGGTCACCTTGGCTAGAGCGTCAGATCAAGCGTCGGGACATCCACGACCTTCGCGAGAACGTCTTTGCTTTGCCATCCAGCCGTGGCCGGAGCTTCTTTCCAGTGGTTGACCTTGAAAGACAACGCAACTACGTCATCAAACCACGAAGATGTGAAGCAATTCGTGGAGAACTTGTGGATAACCCAACAGGTCGCTGGCGTATATTCAACGAACCCGATGAGCACTCGGTGCTTGTCGCATTCATGGACCCCAGCTACGGCACAGGGTCAGCAAACGCCTGCTGCGTGATGATGGATGTGAACAGTCGGGAAGTGGTTGCCACGTTTGTCGATCCGGCAATCCCACCGTATGACCTTGCCCGTGAGGTAGTCGGTGCTGCGAGGTCATGGGCCAGAGGCAGATCAGATGTTCTCATTGGGTGGGAAGTCAACGGGCCTGGTGCTTCGATGCAACATGACTTTGAAAGGCTCAGATATTACAACGTGTTTCACCACAAACGGCTGGGACAGCGGGTTGAGACCCGTACTAAACGCGTCGGATGGACTTCTACGCGGGTTACAAAGCGTGTTTTGTTTGGTGACCTTGCCCGAGCGATTGCTGACGACACAGTCATCTGTCCTGACGGAGAGATACTGGATGAGATGGAATCTACGGTGATCTACAAGGACGGGGGCATCGGACCAGCTCGGCTGGAGATCGACGTGTCCTCAGGAGCCCGTGACGCTCACGGTGACCGGGTCATTGCTTTTGGTGGCGCCGTAATGCTGCTAGGTGAAGCGAACCCAGAGAGCGAACGACCCGTATCGGATTACGGCAAACCTGACTTCTCTTGGCGATCCATGCTCAACATGGACGACGACATCTGGCTCGGCGAGTAACGCATGCGTAACGCAACCGTCACGCTCAAACCGAACCTAGAGGAGAGGAGAAGAGAGGAGAACAGAGGAGAGAAAAAAACAGTATGGTGAAATCGTGTTGATTCGAGTCATGAATGTGTATCTACCGATAAGCAGCATTGCAGCTGTTGAGGTAAAGCCACAGCATGTAATCGTCCATCTCCAGATTGATTGCTCAGAGATGCTGGGCCGGAAGACGATCCTTGTGCCTGAAGATGACTGTCACGAGTTGCTCACCCACCTGGAGATTGCCAGCGAACCACCGTTGCTCTTGAGTCGATCAGATATGGAAGAGGATCTGGTCCCTGTGGAGCCTACGTCGTATAACCCACCGAAGAAGGCTACGCCAAAAAAACCAAGGAGCAAACGTGCTTCGGATCAATGAAGAGAACTTAAGAGACGAAATCCGGTCGGCCAGAGACTGGAGAGACAAGCACCTGCGTCAATGGCGAGGCATGAAGGAGCGGTTTGCCGGCTTGGCCTATCGGTCTGATGTCAGCTATGACCATCAGCATGACATCGAAAACATCATCGGCCAGTATGTGTCGCTCGTGTTGCCTCGTATGGCCTACGACGTGCCACGCATCCATGTGACCGCTGATGACCCTGCAAACAACAAACGAGCTTCAGCCCTTGAGCTTGGGATGAACCAGTGGGCCAAGCGGTCTGCTCTGCGTCCTACGCTCCAACAACTGGCCACAGACATGACCATGTGCTGGGGTGTCGCACTTGTGACCCCAGAGCCAGTCAAACACCTGAGACGTATCGACATGGGTGGCGCCGGTCTGATGCCCAGGGTATACCGAATAGCCCCCGAGAAATTCTTCATCGACCCAGCAGCTGAGACTGCCCGAGAAGCTCGATATTTTGGTCATGAATACAACATGGATCTTGATGATCTGTTGGTTCAAGCGGAGTCTGACGACGCTTTTGACCTCGATGTGGTTCGCGATCTCAAGGCGTCATACGACCGTCAGAGAGAAGAGTACGCACGGGGTGCTGTCAGTGTGCCAGACAGGAACGAAGTCACCATCATCGAGATGTGGGTTCCTGAGCTGGAGGTAGAAGGCGCCAAGGACGGTGTACACCACGGTGGGCTCGTCCGGCTCGTAGAGGATGCAGAGGGCTCGGCACAGCTTGCAGGCGAGCCACAGCCCTACTACGGCCCCGCATGCGGCCCCTACACGGTGTTCGGAGCCTACACAGTGCCGTCTGATGTGTACCCACTGGGTCCAATGACCATGGCTTTGCCTCTGATTGAGGAGACAAATGACCATGCGAAGACCATGTCGTACTCCGCAGCGGCCTATCGACGACTGGTCATGGTGGACTCACGGGGCTCCAAAATGGCCCAAGATGTGGCCTCCACGCCCGATATGTTCGTGGTTCCTGCCGAAAACATGGACCGCGACCGGGTTGTACCGCTGGAAATCGGTGGTGTGACCCAGCAGCAGATGGCTTACCAGAACATCATGTCGGCTCGACTCGACCGCTTGACTGGTATGTCGGAGGTTATCCGTGGATCAGTCAGCGGTGACGCCACCGCAACTGAAGTGTCCACCGCTTCCGCGTCCAGTGGTCTGCGTCTTGGCTACATTCAACGCCAGTTTGCCGACGCTGTGAACTCAGCCATGTACAAGTGTGCTTGGTACATCGTCAATGACGACACCGAGATCCCACTTGGACCCCAAGCCTCCAGCTTTGGCTTGCCGGCACGGGCTAAGGGTAGCGAGATGGGTATTGATCTTGCCGAGATGACCCTGGATGTGCAGGCATATTCCATGGAACGCACCAGCGAAGCTCTCCAACAGCGACGTGCGGTTGAGCTTTTGCAGATTGTCGGCAATGTTGGTCAACAAGTCGCAGCCATGCCGTTCATCAACTGGGAAAGACTCACGGCCATCGTCGGAGATGCCCTGAACATTCCAGATATGGGCGACATTCTCAACGTTGAAGAGATGAAAAAGGCGGTTGAGCAGGCTCAGCAGGCCCAACAGGCTCAGATGCAAGAGAAAGAAGCCCAAGCTGCGTCCCAACAAGCGGCTGCTCGCAGCAGAATGCAGACTGGGCCGGCAGATGCAGCGCAAGAATTGCGCAATCAAGAGCGATCAGCACGCGGCAGGGGTGGTTTCTGATGCCGATGTACGAGTTCAGCCGAGAATCAGACGGAAAGATCGTGGAGTTCCACTTCCGTATGGCTGATGCACCACCGATTGGGTCAGTCATTGAGCGTGATGGCGAACGATTCACAAGATTAGTCAGTGACGCACAAGTATCTGCTGAAGTAGAGGTTGTGACTCACAAGTATCCCTACGTCAGCCACCAAATGCCTAGAAATTTGCCCGGCTGTGAGACCAACAAAAAAGGACAACCGATTATTTCTTCTCGTAAACATGAGAGGGAGATCATGAATCGGTATGGACTGGAGCGAGATTGATGTCAGAAGACGCAAAGCCCGAGTTTACAGAAGAAGAAGACGCAATTCTTGACCGGATTCTTGAGCAAAAGGCTGCTCGACAAGAGCAACTGATGGCTCGCACCCAACAAGAACCAAAAAAGACGGAAGATTCTGGGGAACAATCGCCAGAACCCGTCGTACAAGACGAACAACCGAAGGATCTCACACTGACTCCTGAGCGAGAGCGTGCTCTCAAACGGGCGAAAGTACCTGAGGCAGTGCTCAACAAGCTGGCCGACAACCCAGAGCAGCTTGCAGAATGGGCCGATACCCTCATGGAGATGCAAGGTAATGTTGATGGCTACTCCGAAAGGATGCGTCATCTCGAAGAGCAGGTCGCTGCTCAGGGCAACCAACCCGAAAGCGACGAAACGCGGACTGCGGAACCAAGCAGCGCACCTGACGACCCCGAACCAACGGAAGTCGCCGAGACTGAAGCAGTGGAGACCAAAGAGCCGGAGGCAAACCCGCCTGCTGCTCCAGAAGATCCTCAGCAGAAGTTACTTGTGGAGACGTTGATAGGCGAAATCGCCAAGCTGCGGATTGATCAGGCTCTCATGAATTACGACCAAGTGTCGGATCGTGAGAAAGCGACGATTGCAGATCGGATGACAGAGCTCTATACATCTTCTCCAGGTGAATTCGATGGCATTGAGGCTTTAGCCAACCGTGCCGTCACAGAGGTTATGGGAGTTCCAAGGTCTGAAGCAACAGACAGGGGAACGTCAGTAGATCCAGCTAAGGTTTCCACCCCGCCGCGAGGCACAACGGTACGAGCTGAAAGACCACTGACTCCTGATGAAGCAGACGACGTTGCACTTGACATCATCCTCAATGGCGGTTCAGTAGAAGACGCGAAGCGAGCCTCAATGCGATAAATCCCGCCCCGCAAGGGGCTAGTCCCTTTCAAGGAGTTTTATCGTGGCAGGAACCCACATTAAGAACTTCCTCGATTTCATGGAGGCGACTGGCCCGGTTTATCTCACCGGACCTGACGTTCTCATCAACGAAGCAGTTAAGCGTAACTACCTCTTCGGTGATTTGATTCGAGAGAAGAACCAAGCCATCCAAGGTGGCAACGAGATCCGTGATGTCCTCATGTTGGATGACGCACGGTCTTTCCAATTCTATCAACCAAACGAGACCTTCACCTACAGCAATCCTCAGGTGATGGACACTCTTAAAGCCAACTGGCGTTTCTCGATGGACCACATGACCTTCACCGATGCAGAAATTGAACTGCAAGGTGGAGCCGGTCTTACCGCAGAAGCTACCAAGGCCATGTACAAGAACCTGAAGCGTTCCAAGGAACAGCGAATGGTGACCTCCATGGTCAATGGTATGGAAGAGGCTCTGTTCAAGCCAACGCAAGAAGCGTTTGCTGATATGGAATCCGAGTCTGGCAAACAGCCTTACTCCCTTCCAGCTTTGATCACTGAAAACTGCATCCAAACCACTCTTGATGGTGGTGGTGCTAAGGGCCTCCGTGGTGGCGTTCCCATCCACGTTGGAACCGCTGAAGGCGGCGGCGTTGGCACTGGCCAAACCACCGTTCTTGGTATTGCTCCATCTGGAACTGGAACTGGTCAACGCTGGACCAACGAAGTCGTGTTCTACGATTCAACAGCCGCTCTTGCTATCGGTAGCGGTGGTGTGTTGAATGGCCAAGGAACTCGGTCCTTCAATGGTGCTGTCAAGAACATCAACCCAACTGCTGCGGCTGCTATGCCGTACAACAGCTTCGCATCTATTGACGCGTTTAGCTTCTTGGGTTCGTTCGACGAAATGTACTTGCGGCTTCAGTTCCGTCCACCCCCGACGTTTGAACAATACTTCGAGAACATCGTGTTCAACCGTCAGAAGATTCTTTGCTCGCGTGAAGGTGTCAACCTTTACAAGCAAGCTCTTCGGGCCGAAAATGACCGTACTGTCACTGCTCAAGATGCAGCCTACAACCAGCCAACCTACGCTGGCGTGCCGCTGACCTACATCTCCGAGCTTGATACCGCCAAGATCCACCCCCGTATGACTGGTCCTACAGCAGGTCTGTACACTCACACGGAGATGGACGGTGCTGGTGGAACCCTTGACACTGATCTCGGTGAAACCGAATTCGGTGCAAATATCATCCAGCCCGGACCTCGGTACTTCTTCGTCAACGGTGACTACCTCACCCCTGTTCTCCACGCCAACCGGTACATGGAGAAGCATGAGGTCATGCGTCACCCGAATCAACCGTTTACCTACGTCCAAATCACGGACAGCTGGTACAACGTCATTGCAAACTCGCGGCAGCGTCACGGCATCATTGCCCCGCAATTCACCGCTGCTTCCTAAACCTAAAGAGGATCTGTTCCCATGGTAAAAATTGCAACACAAGGTGGCGACGGCGCTATTGCCTTCGCCCAAGAATCTGTAGTCATCACTTGCAACGAAACTGTGACCAAAGGCGATGTCGTTCGTCTGGTCTTGGCAAACGGCAAGTTCTCTGCCTGCGAATTGTCTGATGGTTCGGACAACCCAGGTGAAGACGGAACCGGCCTTTTTGGCGTGGCGAGTGAAGCTGTGTCAGCTGGTAACAAAGGTCGCATCGTTCTTCGCGGTGTGGTTGATGTCCAAGTTGACTTGGAAGTGACTGCTGTGTCGAAGCGTCTTCGTGTGTCTCGTGACCACGATGGCAACCTAGACTTGGCTCCAGTGCCAAACTCGGGTGCTCAATTGGCAAGTAAGATCGTTGGCATTTCGCTCACCGCAGGTGCTGGCGGGGTTGACGGCAACCTTATTTCCTGCTTGTTCGACGGTATCTCTGGCTTCGCAGCCACTGCTACCGACGCTTCCTGATCTTTTGATCACACGGGAGAGGGGGGCTACCGCCCCCTTCTCCTCTTCCCATGTCGATTACCCTACAGCGTTCAAAAGCTGCCGTGCTACTTGCATGTGGTGGCGACCCCTCATCGGCCACTGGCCTTACGGTGGACGAGCGGATTGCCGAGATCATCAACTCGGCTGGTCAACAGTTGTATCATCACAACTGGACGTGGCGTGAGAGAGCTTCCACTTTAACTCTTGATTTCACTGCCGGTTCTAAAGATGTCCCATTGCCAGCGGAGGCCGTTCTTGGCGGGAACAGGGCTGGAAACATAATCAAAGTTTTCCCGATCAATAACAATTTTCGAGAGTACATCTTTGTACCGCCGGCCACTTTTGCAGAGTTTGAATCCAGAAATCTTAACGTCACAGAGGGATTGTTTTACGTTACGTTGACTCGGCCTCAAACTGGATTTGGAACCGACAGCCCCGATGCCAAGTTGCAGTTTTATCCAACACCACAAGCCGATGAGACAGACGTAGTAGGTGTGAAATTTAGACGAAACTGGCCGAACATTAGAGGATCTGATGTGGCCTCCAACTCGGCTAATTTGACCGAGGAACTGCCGATGGACGAGAGCGCCATACCTTTGTTCCTCGAATATATCCGTGCTTTTGCTGAAGGCGGAGAGAACGGCGACACCAACCAGCGTGTGGCCGTAGTCGAGGCCGGACCAATTTACGATCAAGCGTTGAGACGTGACGGAACACTGATTCCTAACTACGGACCGTTGCCGTTGGCGGTTCGTGGAAGATCGTCATATGCAAACTTACAATTCTTTCCCAACGGCAATATCCCTAACCCCTAATGGCTAAGCGAAAGACTGGCATGAAAGGCATGAGTGTCCGTAGCGGTCATAAGAGACCCACGGCCAAGGGTGCGGGTATGACCAAGAAGGGAGTTGCGGAATACCGTCGTCGCAACCCTGGGTCGAAACTCAAGACTGCCGTAACCGAACGTAAGCCCACTGGAGCCCGTGCAAAGCGACGTAAGTCGTACTGCTCGCGTTCCGCTGGTCAAATGAAGATGCACGGCATCAACTGCTCCAAGACTCCGAAGAAGAGAATCTGTGCAGCTCGACGGAGATGGAGATGTTGAAATGGGCCATGAGGTTGCGAAAATTGCTGCTATTTCTTGCACCCACTCCCCACACACCCCAAGTGAGACGCATCAATGGATACTGGAAACGATAACAAATACTCCGGGTCTGACTCACTTCGTGCATTGTGGCGACGTGTTCGACGCCGCCGCAGCCTCCGTGCATCCCGACGAAAGCGATCATACTTTGATGGACGAGTATCGGCATGCCGCAGCCTTCTTGAAGAGTATTCGAGAGGCTCTGCCAACGGGTTGCCGGCTGATCATTTGCGAGGGGAACCACGACGACAACATCAAGAGAGCGGACCCGAGGCGTATACCCATGGGTTTGAGGGAGGCGTGCGACTGGATGAACACGGAGTTCGCCGGCGAGTTCAGGCAGTGGCACTGGCGTCCCTACATCAAGTCATCGAAGGGCTGCTACAAGGTGGGCCAGATCGTGTTCTACCACGGGTTCGATTGCGGATTGACATCGGACGAACTCGAAGGCTTGCAGATGAACAACTCGACGGGATGCCACCCGTACCGCCTTTTTGTGAGGGGTCACACACATCGACCGGTCCCACCCACCCAGATGATGAGAACCCGAAAGGTTTCCCTGCCTTGGTGGTATATGAATGTTGGGACGTGTGGACCCCTGAAACCGGACTACATGACCCGGAAGGACACGAACAACTGGGGGACGGGCATGGCGATTATCGAAGCGAGGATGGAGACAGCTTCGCGATTGAATGCGAAGGAATGGGAGGCCGAGTTGAGGACAATGAAATGTTGAATGCAGCGCAACATCTCAAGCAAACTTTGGAGCGTCAGGTTGAGAACTACGCGATTGAGTTTGACATGAACAAATGGGTGGTTGCAGGTGTGCTGCAAGAAATGGCAATCGACTACCTTTTCAAAGACGACGAGTTTCCCAAAGACGAGGATGACGACGAATGAGAGTACATACCCTATTAGACGCCACCAGCAGTGAAGACGTTACACCCAGTTCTGTGGTGTTGCAAGACAAATACAGCGTCGGTGACGGCCCTGGTATCACCGGGGTTGCAGTGTTCAAGATTGCTACCGACACCGCGACACTCACTGTGTTCGGCAGCTCGGATGGCACAAACTTCTACACCATCAAATCGGTGACCGCGTCAGACATGACCAACGACATGGCCGCATTCACGATTGCCTTGGCTCCACACATGAAGGCTACGGCCACCAGTGTTGGTACGAACACGGACATGAAGGTTGAAATCATTTCGGACTAACCATGGCTCTGTGGAACCCCTCTGTTTACGGCAACGACCTCCAAGGCTGGTATCAACCCCAGCCAGGGTCAAACTCTGGCTTCAGGTCAGACGATGTCGGCAGTGGAGCTACACCTTTGACGTCAGCCAACGCCGGCGCTGATATTGATGATTGGATTGACAGCTCTGGAAAGGGTCGCAATCTTGTAAACGACGGAGACAACGAACCCACAGTTGTCACAAACGCAAGTCTCGCCAACTCTTTGGCCTGCAATTTCACTGTCATTTCTAGTCAAGACAGTCACATGTCGACATCCACATCATTCGACACGGATGGACAAGACTATTTAATGGCCGCTGTGATAGACGATGAACAAAACTTAACTGCGGGAGAAACAGTAGTTGATATCGGGTCTTCATCTCAAAATGGGATGGCAATTCACTACAGCAACATCCCAGCTTTTAGTTTTCAAGCAATCGGCGCAAGAATAGCAGGAGGACTCGCAGCCTCTAACAATGGACTCGCAGGCGGGACCTCAACCCAGTTGAGCAATTGGACTGCCAAAAAGGCGTTGATAAATGACCCAGGTTCCTCAGTCGTTATAACCCGGCAGGGATTGTCCGCAAGCAATGTAAGTCTGCTTTGGTGCGGGCTAGATGTGTTCACGGCAACACACACACAAGACACCACTTCTGCTGTTTCTCTGCAAATAGGCAGAGGTGGCTCTGGGCTTCAGCAGAGCAATGGCAAGATTAGTGAAGTTATTGTTGCCTACTTCCCATCGGGTACGTTGAAAGATATTGAGGCTCAGAAAGTAACCGGATACCTGCACCACAAGTTTGGGATCGAATCACAACTTGTAAGCACACACCCTTACAAATCAGTGCCGCCTCTGCATGGCGTTCACGGAGTGCATGGCACGCTCGTTGAGAGCCCACTGACTGGTGACCTTAACGGGTTCATTGAGACAGGAGACCTTTCGGGTTCACTATGACTGTTGTTGAATTCAATCTTGAGAACGTTACCAAAGAGATCCATAACTGGGTCTTGAACTATCTCGACGTACCCAATGACCACTACAGCGGTATGAAGCCATGTCCTTTTGCAGCTGAAGCTTGGGCCAAAGACAAGAGCAAGGTTGTCCTGGGGGGTGAAGCAGAGCTGATTGACATCGTCAACTCATGGGACGACGAGCACGAAGTTGTCTTGTTCGTCGTGCGTGAGGACGAGACCGATGGGTTAGAGGACTGGTGCAACCACATCAACAAAGAACTGCTGGAGGACAAACGGGACTTGGTCCTGATGCCTTTCATCGCTGGCGACGAAGACCCAGACGACCCAGACCTAGAACCCGACCACTGGGGAAAATTACTCGACGAGGCGTACTCGTTGGTGTTTGTACAACGGCTGACCCATGTCAATCGGGTCTCCGAAGTGCTTGAAAGAACAGGCTACTACGACAAGCTAGGGCCTGAATTTTTGCAATACGTCAAAGAAAGACGAGGTTTGTAATGCGTGGTAAGAAGAAAGCAATGGGCAAGAAAGTCGGAGCCAAGAAAGCTGGAGCCAAGAAGTTCGGCAACACCGCTTTCGGCAAGAAGATTCTCGCCAAGAAGAAGAAGAAGTAATGGCCAAGAAGAAGGCCAAAAAGAAGTCGGGGCCGAAGCCCACTAACCCAGCTTTGTACAGCCGGGTGAAGGCGGAGGCCAAGCGTAAGTTTGATGTGTACCCATCTGCATATGCAAATGCGTGGCTGGTTCGCACATACAAGAAGCGTGGTGGCGGATACCGAGCATGACTTGTCCAGCGTGCGAGAAGCGACAGGCTGAAGAATTGCAGAAGCTCTCTGATTGTGAGGGCCGATGCAAAGAGATCAGCGCCAAGAACCAGCGTTTGACGTTGGCTCTTACTGTCGTTTCTACGCTCGCTGGCAAGGAGTCATTGGACTTTGCACTGGGCCTTTCAACAACAATTGGCTCCGTCGCAACAGCTACAGGTGTCGGAGTGCCGGATGGCGTCGTCGGGCTTGAGGTCGTTGATCAGGATGGGAGTCTTGACCCCACAGCCGAGGCCAGCGATGTTGAAACTGAAGAACTCGAACGCGCATTCCCAACAGATGTCGTCTCTCGTCATGAGTATGTCAAGTATTTTCCTGACGCTGTAGGTAGCTACCTGCCCGATGCCGCCATTCTGCTCTCCGATCCCGATCAAAGCATCTTCCAAGCCATCCAGCAAAATGACCTCTTCCTCGATCCAGTCGTTGCTTTTGGTGAGAGTGGACAAGAGATGCTCCTTTTTGATTGGGGTTTGTGGGGAGATGAGTATACGACGATACCCGAGGCAGGGGTCTTGCCACTTGTTGGGATTGTTGGATTATTTCGTAGAGGGAGGCGCTCGTAATGGCTAAGCCCCAAGGCGGATTGACAAAGTGGTTCAAGGAAGATTGGCGGGATATCAAGACCGGCAAGAAGTGCGGACGTTCGGGCAAAGAAAAGGGCAAGCGTCCTTACCCAGCGTGCCGGCCAGCCAAGGTCGCGGCCAAGATGACGGCATCTGAGAAGCGTTCAGCTGCTGCTCGCAAGACCGGACCCTCTCGTGTGGAGTACGCCGTCACTGCTAGTGGCCGGCGAAGAAAGAAGAAGAAGTAATGGAATTCTTTGACGCTTGGGCTACACCAGCCTCCATTCTGATTGGCATCATCTTTGGTGCGGCCCAAGTCAAGGCTGCTATCGAATCTTTGCGACATGCCGTTGATCGACTCGATCAGGCTGTAAGATTGCTTGAAACACGAACCCAAAGCGTAGAGCAGCGTATTGCACGGTTAGAAGGAAAGACAGAGAAATGAGCCGCTACTGGTGGACACTCTTGCTTCTCGGTTGCCAGACCACTGGTGGTGGTGGCTTGGGTTTTACTTTGCCCCAACTGGGGCCGAGCCCAGAAGCAGCCACCGACCCAGCGATAGCGGCTCTAGAACCGTTCCGCTGGGCGGGGGGTTTGTGTCTGATGAGTGGGGCGGTCCTGCTCTTTATCAGCCGGGGAGTGAAGGGGTGGATTCCCCTGCTGACTGGTGTTGGACTTATTGTCCTGAATGTATTGCTTGCGGAAGCCTTGACCTACTTGTGGACCCTGGTGCTGATCATCGGGACAGTGGGAGTGGCAACGCTGGTATTTGGAATCAACCTGAAGGATTTGAAATTATGCCGTATTCGTTCTCTGATGTTCTTGCCTCCTTGCTCGTCGTGTCCGGGGCCTTCATCGCCGGAATGTGGGTTGGGCGACCAATCGTCGATTGGCTCAAAGCCAAAATCCTGAAGGAACTTGACTGATGGCAGTAAAGATTCAACTTCGTAGAGGCACAGAGGCGGAGTACAACACGGCTCATGGTGACTCTGCAATCACGCCAGCTGATGGTGAGGTGCTTGTCGTTCAGGAATCTGGAACGTCTGGCGGCTATTTGGTTATTGGC